TTTTAAGTAAGACATCTTAAATATTATTACAAACTCTTTCGCGGTTTGAAGAGGAGAATATTCGGATGTCAAAACAAAAATTAGAACAGGTACTAGAGTACCTTATTAATGAAGAAGAAGAAAAGGCTCGCGACCTTCTTCACACTGTATTTGTTGAAAAGGCTCGATCGATTCACGAATCTTTAATTGAAGATGAAGATGAAGACATTGAGGAAGCACTTGAAGACGATACAGCAGAAGAGGAGGTTGATGAGTCAGCCAGGTCTAACTGGGAAAATGAAATTGGCGAAGAAGGCGATGAAATTGCCAAATTCGGCGACGAAGTTGATCAGGAAGAAGCAGTCGGTGAAGCCGACGACGAAGGCGAAGATTTCGATGCCGAAGCAGAAGACGATCTAGACGACATGGAAATCGGCGGTGATGAAGAAGAACTTGCAGAGCCAGAAGGCGATGCAGAGGAAGCAATCCCGGCGAAATTAGATGATCTAGAAGCCGCAGTAGAAGAACTCAAAGCTGAGTTTGACAAGCTAATGGGTGGTGATGATGAAGAACTACCCGGCGAAGACGAGGCCGACGTTGGTATGGGCGATGACATGGAAATGGAAATCGAACCAGAAGAAGCAATTCGGTTTGAGTCTGAAGAGTCAGACGAAGAAGAGTTAGACGAATCTGCAAAGTTATCTAATGTTCCAGCTGCTAAGATGGGCGATAATGGTGATGCCAGTGCTAAATCAGTTAACACAGGCGGAAACATTACAGCACCTAACTTAACAGACGGTGCAGAACCAGTAGATTTTGCAGGCGGCGACGAGAAAGGCGGATCAGCAGATAAGCCTGCCGAAGGCATGACAACAAATCAAGACGCTAAATTATCAGCAGGCCCAAAAGCCGAAGCTGGTGACAAGTCCGATAAATCTGCAAAACCATTGCAGAATAAGGATTTGAGGTAACAAATGGCAAAGAAACCATTATTTGAACGTCTAACACCTAACCAAACTAAAATGATAGTTGAGAAACGTGATCGCGAAAGCGGTGACGGTAAAGATCTTTATATGAAAGGGATCTTTATTCAAGGTGGCGTTAAGAATCAAAACGATCGTATCTATCCCATTCAAGAGATAGGCAAGGCTGTTGAGACAATTAACGAACGCTTACAAGAAGGACAAACAGTCCTCGGTGAAGCGGACCATCCTGAAGAATTGACTGTTAATTTAGACCGGGTTAGCCACATAGTTGAAGACATGTGGATGGATGGTCCTAATGGGTATGGGAAGTTAAAAATTATTCCGACACCTATGGGGAACATTATATCTACATTGCTTGAAAGTGGAGCAAAATTAGGTGTATCAAGTAGAGGTAGCGGTAACGTAAATGAAAGCGGACACGTGTCTGATTTCGACATCGTTACAGTAGATATTGTTGCCCAACCAAGTGCACCAGAAGCATATCCAAAAGCAATACGCGAAAGTTTATGGAATATGCGCGGCGGTTATGGCATGTATAATTTAGCAGAAGCAATGATTAATGATAAAAAAGCTCAGAAATATCTACAAGAAGGTATTATGAAGTTTATTGAGGAATTGAACAAGAAGTAAAGGGAGAACATTATGGCCGAAGCACTTAAAGAATTACTTGAAAGCGATCTTTTAGATGAGAATACTAAGGCCAGTATTCAGGAAGCATGGGAGACAAATTTAATCGAGGCTCGTGAAGCAGTTGCGAATGAGCTACGTGACGATTTTGCCAACCGATATGAGAGCGATAAGTCACAACTTGTCGAAGCAATGGACAATATGCTATCTGATGCTATTAAAACAGAAATTACAGAGTTTGCTGATGACCGTAAGGGTTTAATTGAGGCTCGTGTTGCTTACAAGCAACACATGAGCAATCATACTAACGCTCTTAACAATTTTGTAATGGAAACATTACAAAAGGAAATCGTCGAACTACGTGAAGATCGTAATAAGCAATTCGATAATTTTAATAAACTTGAGGGTTTTGTGCTAAAGCAACTTTCTAACGAAATTGCTGAGTTCAACGAAGATAAGAAGTCTCTCGCAGAAGCAAAAGTTACGTTAATTGCCCGCGGACGTCAAAAACTTGACGAAGCAAAGCAACGTTTCATTAAACGTGCGGCAAAAACAATCGAACAGGTTGTTGAGTCAGCATTGCGCGGTGAAATGACACAACTTAAAGAAGATATTAAAGCGGCCCGCGAAAATAATTTTGGCCGCCAGATATTTGAATCTTTTGCAGCAGAGTATATGACTTCATATCTCGCAGAAGGCACAGAAGTTCGCAAGCTCAATCGAAAAATTGAGAAACAACAACAGAATATTACTTCCCTTACCGAATCTAAAGATACAGCAAATGTTGAAGTTAAGAAACTTAATGACAAAATCGGCCGTGATAAAATCATGGGCGAACTGCTTACACCTTTAGCAAAAAGTAAGAGGGGTATTATGGAAGAATTACTTGAGAGTGTTCAGACAAAGAACCTCAAAGGTAGTTTCCAAAAATATCTACCAGCTGTACTCAATGAGGCAGTTAGTAGAAAAGAAACTTCTAAAGTCGCATTAACCGAAAAAACCGGTGATAAAGTGCAACCACAAAAAGAAACAACAGAAGTTAATACAGATGAAAATAGTGGAAACATTATCCATCTTAAAAAATTAGCAGGTATTAAATAAGGAGTATTTAAAATGGCAGAAAACCTAACAGAAAGTCAAAACTGGGGAGCCACTAAAGACGCTCTAATGGAAGGTCTAGACGGTCAGCGTAAGCAAACCATGGACGTTCTTTTAGAGAACACAAAATCGTACCTTGCAGAAAATGCACTTGCAAGCTCAACACAAGCAGGCAATGTAGCTGCTCTAAACAAGGTAATTCTTCCAGTAATTAGACGAGTAATGCCAACCGTTATTGCAAACGAGTTAGTTGGCGTTCAACCAATGACTGGCCCAGTTGGTCAGATTCATACATTACGTGTACGTTATGCAGATAAATTTGATAGCACCGCAGGCGTAGACACAACAGCTGGTGAAGAGGCATTAAGTCCCTTCAAAATTGCAGCTGGTTATTCAGGTGGTGCTGATGATAAAGCCGCGCATACAGCTTCCATGGAAGCCGAAGCAGGCAATAAAATAAGCATCCAAGTAGTCAAAGAAACAGTAGAAGCAAAGTCACGTAGGCTCAGCGCACGCTGGACCTTCGAAGCGGCACAAGACGCACAGGCAATGCACGGTCTTGATGTTGAAGCAGAAATTTTAGCTGCTCTAGCACAAGAAATTACTACTGAAATTGACCAAGAGATTTTATCATCTCTTCGTTCATTAGCAGGCGCTGATGCTGTATATGACCAAACTCTAACAACTGGCGCATATCACTTTGTCGGTGATCGTCACGCAGTATTAGCAATTATGATGAACCAGCAAGCAAACCTAATAGCAGCCCGCACACGACGCGGCGCGGCAAACTGGGCAGTTGTTTCACCAACAGTACTAACAGTACTTCAAAGTGCAACAACTTCAGCATTTGCTCGTACAACTGAAGGTACATTCGAAGCACCAACAAACGTTAAGTTCGTAGGTACATTAAACGGTACAATGCGTGTTTATGTAGACACATACTACACAGACGGCGGCGCGGCACACGCAGACGTTCTAATGGGCTACAAAGGTTCAACAGAAACAGATGCAGCGGCATTCTATTGCCCATACGTACCACTAATGAGTAGTGGCGTTGTAATGGATCCTGGCACATTCGAACCAGTCGTATCATTCATGACACGATACGGTTATAAGGAGTTAACTAACACAGCAAACTCCTTTGGTAACGCAGGCGATTATGTATCTGGTATCGGAGTTACGGGGCTAAGTTTCATGTAATATTGAAATTTAGTTTATATATTGAAACCCGGGTTAACCCGGGTTTCCTTATGAGTAATCGTCCAACGAATAGATAAATATAATAAAGTTATTAAGTATAGGATATTATATAATGGCAAATAGCTCAATTAAAAACTTGAACATTGATGGTAATGTTGTAATCTCTGGTAGTACTACCTCTGTTGATGTTGCAACGGTCACAGTTAATGATAATAATATTACATTAAACGATATTACTTCACCACTTGACTCAAACGCCGACGGTGGCGGGGTTACAATTAAAGGTACTACTGATAAAATTTTTAGTTGGGTTGATGCTACGGACAGTTGGACATCTAGTGTTAATATTAATATCATCGGAACTGATTATAAAATTGGTAGCACTTCTGTATTAAATGCAACAACCCTCGGCAGTGGAATTGTTAATAGTAGTTTAACAAACATAGGAATATTAACAGCATTGCAAGTAGACACTGTTGTTATTGATGGAACTCAAATTGGTTTAACAACCGATACAGATTTAATTACTTTAACAAATGATACTGTTACAGTAGCAGGTACAGTTGCAACTACAGCAATTACAGGTGACGGATCCGGCGTTACAGACATTAGTACTACTAATATTGACTCACCTGGTGCTGATGGCGATTTTATTATTAGCAGTGGCGCAACAGGATGGGCAGGACTTACTCCTCCTATAACAGTTGCATTAGGTGGAACAGGTGCAGCTGACGCCGCAACAGCAAGAACTAATCTCGGTGTAACAGCAACAGGCACAGATACAACATATGCGTATCGTGCTAACAATTTAAACGATGTAGCAGATGTTGCTACAGCAAGAACTAATTTAAGTATTACTGCAACAGGCAGTGATACAACATATGCGTATCGTGCTAACAATTTAAATGATGTAGCAGATGTTGCTACAGCAAGAACTAATCTAGGACTTGGAACAACAGATAACCCAAGTTTTGGTGGAGAAGGTACAGGATTTATAACTATAAATGCAACACCAAGTAGTGGCGGTACTGTTGCTCCTACGTTTAGTGGTACTATATTTAAAAATATTCCAATAGCAGCTGGCTCAGGTCATAAATGGGTAGTTGGTAATGAACAAGATGGTGATTTAGCAATTAGCTATTTTACAATCAATGATGCAGGTGCTAACACATCAGCGGTTACAACATATTATCATGCAAGTCCAAGTACCAACGCATTGGCACTAGGCTCAAGCACAGGCACAGTTTCGATATCTAATCGATATGTATTCCCTTCAGCTGATGGTGCAGCTGGTGAATTAATGCAAACAGATGGTGCAGGCACATTAAGTTTTACTACAGTATCTTCAGCAGGCGCATTAACAATAGCAAACAATTTAAGCGACCTGGCTAACGCCGCAACAGCAAGAACGAATTTAGGTGTAGCCAACACAGATAACATTGCTGAAGGCACAAATGAATATTGGACTACTACTAAATTTGATACACGATTTGTAACAAAAGGAATAAACAGTTTAGCAGATGCTACTATAACTGGTGCAGCCGATGACGAAGTTCTTGTGTATGATAGTGGAACTTCAAAATGGGTAAATGAAACATTACTAACAACAAAAGTTGACGAAGGCACTAATTTATA